CGTAAGGCAGCGGTCTTGTCAGCAAGCACACCAATGCCATCTGGAGTTCTTCGTAACAATGGCGCAGACCTAGATCCTAAAGAGATCGCTGGACTTCTCGCAGCATGGAAGAACGCAAGACAAAATCGTTCAACTGCATACTTGACAAGCACTCTCGAATACCAACCAACATCATTCTCACCTAAAGACATGATGTATGACGAAGCACAGCAGTTCTTGGCAACTGAGATTGCTCGTCTATGTTCGATTCCTGCTTACCTTCTTAGCGCGGAAGCCAATACATCGATGACTTATGCGAATGTGTTAGATGAGCGCAAGCAATTCTTCTCTCTAAGCCTTGCGCCTTATGTAAATGCAATTCAGGATCGTTTATCAATGGATGACATTACTGCTCGCGGTAATGCAGTTCGCTTTGATGTCGATTCATCATTCCTAGCAACTGAACCAATGGAACGCTTGCTAGTAATTGAAAAGATGTTATCTCTTGGCTTGATCACAGTTGAACAAGCTATGGAGATGGAAAATCTAACGCCTAACGGCAGCGAAGGAATCCAATAATGGAAAACCAAGTAATCACCTTCACAGCAGGGCTTATTGCCAATGTTGAAGAACGCTTAATCTCAGGCAAGATCGTGCCAGCAGGTACAGGCGAAGTAGGTAACACTTCAGCAGGTAAGGTCGTATTCGAGAAGGGCGCAATCGCACTTCCAGAAGATCCTAAGACTATCAAGTTACTTAATCAGCATGACTCACGCCAGCCACTAGGCAAGGCAACACAATTCACAGAGCAAGAAGATGGCATCTATGCATCATTCAAGGTTTCACGATCTAATCGTGGATCAGAAGCTCTTATCCTTGCAGAAGAAGGATTGCAGTCAGGTCTTTCAGTAGGCGTAGAAGTAATTAAGTCAAAGCAGAAGGGCAATGTGATGTTCGTATCCGCTGCCAAATTGCTAGAGTTTTCATTGGTAACAGAGCCAGCATTCAAGTCTGCTCAGGTTATCGATGTAGCTGCTGAGGAAAATCCAGAAGCAGTAGAAGAAGAAATCACACCAACAGAAAGCGAGACAGCTGTGGAGAATACTCCAGAGACAGTTGCAGCACCAGCAGTAGAAGCAGCAGCGGTTGAAGCTGCTCGCCCAACTGTAGTGACAGCAACTACATTCGTGCGCGAGCGCGTAGCACCAATCACTTCAGCACAGTATCTAGAAGCAAACATCAAGGCAGCACTTGGTGATGACGAAGCACGCCGCGTAGTTCGCGCAGCAGATGACTCAACATCAACAAACACAGGTCTTACACTTGCACCACACCTAGACACATTTATCACAGACACATTTACTGGACGTCCAGCATTTGAAGCAGCAACAAGATCAGCACTTTTGCCAAGTGGCATGAGCTTCACAGTCCCACGCCTTTATACGAATGCTGATCCAGCAAACGTTGCACCAACAACAGCAGACACAAACGAAGGTGCAGCACCATCTGAGACAGGCATGACTTCAAGTTATGACACGATTGACATCAACAAGTTCAGCGCGCTAAACCGCGTGAGTTTTGAGTTGGTGGATCGCAGCCAGCCTGCATTCATGGAACTTTTGATGGCTGAACTTCGTAAATCTTACGAGAAGGCAACAGATGCAGCACTTCTAGCTGCTTATGTTTCAGCAGGAACAACTGCAGCAACTACAGCAGCAACAGCAGCTGGATTGCAATCATTTATTTCAGTAGAAGGCGCAGCAGCTTACAAGGGTACAGGCGGAGACTTCGCTAACAAGCTAGTCGCATCGACTGACGCTTGGGCAGCAATCGCAGGATTCGCAGATACTACTGGGCGCGCATTGTACTCAGCACAGGGCGCAACACAGAACGCTTCAGGTTCAGCAGTAGCTTCATCTGTTCGCGGAAATGTTCTTGGAACTGATCTAATCGTTGATCACAACATCACAACATCTGGCGTAATCGACAACTCAATGTTCTTGGTTGCACCATCTTCAGTTTATGTTTGGGAATCACCACAGACACAGCTTCGCGTGAATGTTCTAACAACAGGCGAGATCGAAATCAACCTTTACGGATACCTAGCAATCTATCTTGCTAAGTCAGGTAAGGGTGTTCGTAAGTTCAACCTAACTTAATAGGTTACTAAGTCGCTCTAGGGGGTCAGTAGCCCTCTGATCCCCTAGAGTCTTACGAAAGGAAAAGCAATGGCATTAACAACAGTCGCAGAACTCCGTAGCACTCTCGGAGTCGGTACGCTGTACCCTGATGCCACCCTGCAAGAAGTCTGTGATGCATCCGATGCAGTTCTACTGCCTATGCTCTGGACTAATTCTTATTTCAACATTGCTCATAGCAACACAGCAACAACTGGAACTCTTTACTTTCAGGACAAAGTAGAGAAAGTTTTTTATGTAGGTCAGACTGTGAACATCACAGGCAACGGATCTAAGCACAATGGCAATAAGACTCTTACTGGAGTGGGCGATTACAACATCACCTATAACATCACAGGCAATAACAATGTGCCAGCAGTAGAGCATCCAGTCCAACCTTTTGGCACAGTATCAGGCGATACTTATGTCGATTACACTTTAGACACAGCAGTTCAGAATGCAGCTTTGATGATCGCTGTTGAGATCTGGCAAGCGCGTACAGCCACCCTTTCAGGCAGTAACGCAGTCGATTTCCAGCCCTCACCTTATCGAATGAGCGCACAGCTACTCGCTAAGGTAAGAGGATTGATTGCGCACGCACTCGCGCCTACCAGCATGATCGGGTGACCCATGCCACCTGTAGCCATAACGACTTTAAGAACGACACTAGCAACTGCATTAGTCAATAATGCTAAGTGGCAGACTTTCGCCTTTCCACCTGCCACAGTTCTTGCTAACTCTGTAATTGTTTCTCCAGATGATCCTTACTTGACACCGAATAACAATGGGCAGATCTCTGTTAGCCCGATGGCTAACTTTAAGATCGTGATGACTGTTCCGCTATTTGAC